CATCTGGCGGAATGATGTCACAGACATCATCGCCATCACGAAGCGCGTGGATGCAGTAGCAAACGGTGTTGTCCTCCATTGCCACAAGTTCATGCACCTGCTCTTTGCGAATGAAAACGATATGGGGAGCAGAGAACACGCTCTCCTTCCCATTCGTCGTTATCTTCACAGAACCCTTCGCGACGAGAGTTTGATGGTCAAACTTATGCGCGTGTCCCTGCTCAATGTCGCCAGCCTTGTGAAAGGTCATCTGGCGAACATAAACCGAGGAAACGCAACTAAGCAGGATTTCCGGCTTGTCCGTCATTGGGCACCAAGATCAGTCACTGGTATCGGTCCAGTCTCAGCCGCTGGGGATGGAGGAGGAGTAAAGCTACCGTCAGGCAACCTAATCCACCCAACCTCAACATTGTCTGGGACGACGGAAAACATCTGACACACTTCAGCGGTAAAGCACTCAGAAATGTCAACACCAGACGGCGGAATAAAAACCTCTCCGACTGAGTTCTTATCCATGCGCGCGTATCTCATTTTACCACTCCACAACTACAAGACCGGCTGCTCCCAAGCCAAAAACCGACCCGCTGCCTGACGCCCCAGCACCTCCACCTGGCCAGCCACCGTGACCTCCCGGAGAACTTCCGCCATGACCGCCTCCGCCGCCACCATTGGCGCCGGGGGTTCCAGAGGAGCTGCCCGATACGCATCCAGCCCCACCGCCTCCAGTTCCAATTAAATCCAAGCTGTTGCTAAAATTGCCAGATGTTGCTGGAGATGCAAGCAGGTTGGCGTTGACCCCGGTGGCGGTGTTAGAAAATAAAGAAGAACCGCCATGCTGATGAGTTGCAGCGCCAGAGCCGCCGCCGCCGCTTGCTCTATTGGGATGATTACTTGGATTTCCGGTGATCGATCCAGCGCCTCCGTTTCCAAATAGATTGGCTACCCCGCCGCCGCCAGACGAGGTAGAAGCGCCAATTCCGCCCGTGTAGTTGACATCACCATTTGACCCGGAACCAGCAGAGCCGCCGTTTGAACCACCGCCTGTTGCAGAAACATGAGATCCAAAACTACAGGTGCCCCCAGACGCACCAGCCGACGCAGAAACCGCCGGAACAGTTATAGTGACAGTTCCTCCGGGAGTAAGACCCGTCACGACTTTCATTGCAAAGCCGCCACCAGAACCAGACCCCAGCACCGTTCCTTTTCCCGTGGAATAGGTGCCATTTCCGCCGCCGCCCCACACGCGGACGCGAACAGCGGTCACGCCTGTTGGCACGGTCCACGTCGTAGTAGACACAAAAAATTGAACCTTTCCACGGCCAAACTTTTGAGTGATAGGTCCGGTAAGGCCGGTGCTTGTATTTTGAGGAACGATACGACCCATTTCAGTTACTCCTCAAAGCCGTAAACATTAACGCTGGCATCGCCTGTGCTGGCGTACACAACAACTAGTTTGCCAGCCGAAGCCACAATACCAGTGCGCTCGATTGCTGAGTTCGGATCGACGGGAACATCATATTCAATGTACTCCGAGTTTGCAGGCGTGCTAGACGCGCAAACTGCTATCCTAACAAGGATGGCTTCAGAGTAGTTTCTGTTGCAGATGTTCACGTTAAACGTCGCCGTCTTTCCAGACGGAACCGTATAAACCGTGGTGTTCGTGACTGCGCTAGGCGCAGATTGTCCAAGAGTTCCTGACGCCATTTCTTAGCTCCTTAACCACTAAATCCCGCGAAGAAGTACCCCTTAGCCGTAGAGAAAGAGCCACCAGCAGCAGGGGCCGCACTCGTCCACGTCGTCCCATTTGATGTCAAAATATTACCAGCGGTTCCGGGCGCAACAAACTGAACTGCCGATGTCCCGTTGCCAAGGATGACGTTGTTGGCTGTAAGTGTCGTTGCACCAGTGCCGCCGTTGGCGACACCAACAGCAGCCGATCCATTGATCGTGCCGTTCAGCGTGATCGTGCCGCCAATCGTCAGCGTCTTGCCGGTGCCAACCTGAAGACCAACCGACGTGCCGTTGCCAGCCGCATTAAACAGGGCATCAAGCGTGTCGAGGTCTGTGTTGAGCTTTCCACCCCACGTGTCGCGAGAAGCGCCGACTTCAGGCTTCGTGAGGTTGAGGTTAGTGGTATATGTGTCGGCCAAGTTAGCCTCCTACTGAACTGTCCAAGTTTCGGATGGAACGGTTTGCGGTGTCCACGTCGCAGCGGTTGAGGATTGATTTGTCCAACTCTCTGCCGCCACCGTCTCCTTCTCCCACAGATAGCGCCCGTTGGCCGTCATGTTTGAGGTAATGGTCGCCGTCGCGGAAACGAAGAAGTTGATGCCCGCCGCGGCAGCCATATCGCTCTGAACTGTTATCAGTTCTACAGCAGAATAGGTCGCATTTCCAGCAGCGGTTGCGTTAGATGTGATTGAGATCGTAACCGAAGCGGGAAGCTGCTTATTTGCGTTAAATGTTGCCCCGCTAGAGCATGGGATCGTCACATTCCCAAGGATCACGACATATGCCGTCGCATCCATGTCTGAAGATGCAGCAATCGTTGCAGACGCAGCTTGAACTGACGTGGCAAACGCAGACGCATCAGATTGGCAGGAGATGACAAGCGCCGCCGTCCTGTAGCGTGTAGCCGCCGCAGTGGCGTCAGACGTACTTGCCCCGGTCGCAGAGGCTGTCACGATGATCTGCCCAGCCGCCGTCATGTCAGACTGGCAGGTGGCAGCGGCAGAGACTGTCCTTGTTACGGAAGCCGCAGCAGTTGCGTCAGAAGTAATCTCAACAAGGCACGCGGCGTCTATGGTGACGGATGTACCATATGCTCCGTCACCATAGTCATATTCGCCATATGCCCGCCCGAGCGCCATCAGTCGAGCGTGATGTCAATTTCGCCAGTGTTAAACCGCAACACGTCGCCCGTGTCGATGGTCTTGCTGGTCGTGAGGTTAGCAAAGGCAAGCAGGTTGCCAGAGGTCGAGGCGTCGAAGATGCCAGCCGCGACAATCGTGCCCCAAGAGCCGGTAGCTTCTGGAAACTCAACAGCGGCAGAGTTTGAAGCCGTCGTCGGAGACGTGCCAGAGACCGTAAACGTCACAGCCGTGCGTACATAGCCGCTACCAGAAAGCTCAGTGCCGCCGCCGCCTTCGCCGGGAGCCACAGTGTATAGGCCGACATACCACGACGTTGGGCGGGTCGCCGAGCCGGTTGTGAACAGCCAATCAAGAACAAGGTCTTCAGCGTAGTTAGTCAAACCGGCCATTAGTAAGCCCTCCGGGTGCGTGCGATCAGCGGCGAGCCGCTGTGGAGTGATTTCTGGCTTTCATCCTGCAACGCCTGGACGCGGGCAAGATAAATCTGGGCGAATACTGGAATACGCTGGTCATCCATAAGAAATGGAGCCGCGTGCGTCAGCGCGCCGTAGAGGTACACGTCGGGAGCTTTGGTTAGCAACCAGTTGGTCGTGTTGACGTCCGACAACGACGTGATCTTTGCGTAGTAGATCATCTCGATGTCGATGTCGTCAGATGGTTCAGGGATGATCTCAATCGCCCCGTTCATCAACGAGTAGAAGTGAGGAGCAGTGTAAATCTGCTCTTTGTTGATGATGTCGGCCTCATCCAGCGTCACATACCGAAGCGGCTGCTGGCCGCCTACGATATGCAGGTTGATGGCCTCCAGCCAGTCAGCAGGAAGCTGGACAAACTCGGCATCCGATGTGGCCTCGGCGCGCACAATCTGCTCGCGGCACCGCAGCCTGGTGTTCAGGTCGGCTTCCGCAAACTGGATGAACGTCTCGATCTGAGAAGTCAGGTCAGCGCGGTTCAGATAGTCCGCGATGGTGGACTTCAGCGTCGAGTAATTGGTGATCGTCGCCATTAGCTCGTTACCCAGTGCGTCCTAAACGGACGAGCCTCTTCAGACTGAAGCCACTTTCTGAAGGCCATTCTATCACCAAGGATACCCTTTTGTCTCAAGTCTATAAGGACTTGCATGGGCAGGCTGGCGACACGAACCATGCCATCCGGGAGCTTCTCAGTCCGGCTAACGTCATTCATAGCCTGACGGTTACGCTCGGCAATCTCGTCAATGTTAGTAGTCGTCTCCAGGACAATTTTATTGTCCGTGGTGACGTGCATCTTCTGCATAGTTCCAGTCAGACCGTCGTAGGACAAGAGGAACGACGCAGGGGCAAAATCTTCGGCCATCTTTACTCCCCAAGGAAAATGGGAGGGGTTTCCCCCTCCCATCTCTCATCACGAAGCGATGAGGTTGGCGATAACGGCGTGAGCCTTCTCGCTCTTGATGCGCAGGCCGTACTCGACCACCATTTCCTTCTTGTCCGAGTCGCCGGTCTTGGCGATGTCGAACGTGCGGAAGGGACGGAGGTACGACACGGAAGCGTACTCGGGGTCCAGCACGAAGGCGAAGTTTCCGGGCTGGAAACGGTTCGGGACGATGGACACCTCGCCGAAGTCGCCGAGGTACACATCCGCCGTCGCAATGATCTTCATCGGGGTGGCGGAGGTGTAGTTCATGCGCTGCTGGGCAAGGCCAGAGAACGCAGACGCGACGGTCTTGTTGTAGGCGTTGACCATGAAGATCGACGGGTCGCCACCTTCCGTCCAGACCTGCTGGATGGCGGTCTTGAGCATCGTCTCGGTCAGAGCCACGTCCGTCGAGGTCGAGAGGCTCGTCCACGCGGTCGAGGGATAACCGTTGCCGGAAGCGCCCGACATCGAGGAAACGGTCGCGCCGTTCGCCTGCGAGTTCGTGATGAGCCAGGTCGGCAGACCAGCCGTCTTACGAGCCGTCGAGGAGGAGTTGCCAGCCACGCCAGCCTGGTTGCTGGTGAGGATAGCTTCCATATCGCGCTTCAGCTCCTTGGCCGCCTTGGCCTGCTGATACGCCATCTGGGTGCGCATGCCAGCATTGTTCACGGCGTCGTCGGTGCCGGACACGGAGATGACCTTGCGGCTGATCTGCGTGTAGTTGGCGACACGAACGGTCGGCGTGAAGTCGGCATCGCCGGCATCGGCGCCTTCGATCACAGCGTTCGAGGTGCTGGCGGAAGCAAGGGCGTCCGTCTGCCACTCAAAGTAGGTGTTCGACGCGCTGTCACGGCCGATGTTCGACATGAACGGCGTGTCCGTGGGCGAGATGTCGTAGATGATGTTCGAAAGGTCTTCCCGAATCGGGTTCGGGGCGTCGTAGGTGGTGACTTTGCTAACGCTAGGCATGTTATCTTCTCCGAGAGTCTAAAAGACCAAAAAGTGCGGCCGCGTCGTTGACGTGACCAGACGATTTGAGACGCTGTTTCATTCGCGTAATGTCAGTCGATTGCTGCGGAGACTTCGCGGCACTACCACCCTTAATTGGCTTGGGACCAGCTTGTTTCTGCGGCTGGGGCCTTTTCGCCATAAGGGCGTCGTACTTGCGAGCCTTGTCCAGAGCGATGATCGCGCGTGGGTCGTCAGCAATAGAAAGCTCATGTTCCGAATAGCCGATCTTCTGGCCGTATTCGATCATCTTAGCTCTTGCTTCAGCCCAAACCTTTTCATCTTTCCACGCAGGCACTTTCTCGTGAAGGTATTCTCTACCCCTCTCAAGAAGGAACTTGCGGTGCTCTGCCGCCTCCTGCTTCTTTAGCTCGTCTAAGCGTGCGTATTCTGCTTGCGCTTGAGCAAACAAAAGCTGCTGCTTCTGCTGCTCCTCGACGAACTTGTCGCGGATGCGGGGATAGTTGATCGGGTCGTTGCGGTGCAGCTCATCCCAGTCAGGTTCCTGCAAGGCGTACTTGGTCGCCTCTTGGTAAAGCTGACTGATCAGTTGGCTGGACTGCTCCCTTTCAGCAGATATCGCCTTCCGTTCAGCGGCCAATTCGGCCGTTTTACGCGAATAATCGGCGGTCCTTTGATAACCAGCGACGGCCTCTTTCAGCGGGATTTGCGTCGTCTTGCCGTCAATCTTGACGGTGACTAGCGTATCCTCAGAAAGCTCCTCCTGCTCACCATCGGTAGCCTCGACGGCATCCGTCGCTTCTTCTTCAGACGAGCCCTCAAGGGGCGCCTCATCGTCCTCCAAAGAAGTCTCATCGACTTCTTCCGCCGCTGCCTCTGTCTCTTCGACTTCGGCATTAGCCTCTGGCTTCTTCACCGGGTCCGGTTGCGCTCCAGGAGCGTCCATCAAAGCGGCGAAGCGATCAGCGGCTTCTGCAAGGCCGAGTTCGCTGGGCTGCGATTGTTCGGCTGTAGCCATATAAATACTCCTAAGCTAGACGCTCTTCAAGCGTCGGTTAAACCGATCAACAGTCGGCTCCGCCGCAAGGGCGGTTAGCTCGTTTCTGAGTTCGGCTATGGCGCGTACCATCAGGTAGGCGTCATCCCTAGCCTGAGAAGCGTCAGGAGCAGACGCCTTCCAGGTGTAGATCATCCGTTCTTCAAGCCGGCGAAAGACTTCCTTCATTGACTCGGATCGCGCAAAAGCCTGCGCCTCCCGATAAAGCTCTTCCTGCTCAAAAGTCGCCATTACATCACCGGCCCTTGCTGCTGGGGCGCAAACGCCTGGGCAGTCTTGAACATCTGCTGGATTTCAGTCCGCTGGCGGTCAACTTCGGCGCGGATCGTCGCCATATCGACCTGCGTGTTGTACTTGGCCTGTATCTCGGTCGCCTGAAGCATTGCATCGACAAAGAGCTTGTCGCGCTGGAGGTCAGCGTCGGCCGCTGCCTTCTGTCGCTCCAGCTCCTGCTTTGCGGCATTGATGATAATGTCAGCCTTGATCTTCTCAGCCTCGACCTGCGCCAGCATTTGAGCAGGATCAGGCTGCTGCTGCTGAGCGGCAGCCATCTGCTGCATGAACGCCTGAACTTCAGCCGGATTGATCTCTTTCCAGAACTGAGACGCATCCTGGAAGCCCTGGAGCGTCGTCATCTGGGCCAGCGTGTTGCGGAACTGGGCAAGATCAACCAGCGGGTTGTTGGGGCCATATTTCTCAATCGCAGCCTGCTGGAGCTGCATTATGGAACCAAGGCCCATAAGCCGCATTTCGTCAGAGCCACGGCCAAGAGCGATGTTTACAACCATGTCCATCGACGCATCCCAGCCACGGGGATCGACAGGCACGAACTTGTTGCGCAGACGGATGATCTTCGCCTTGTCCTGGTGCTGGATGATGAGCTGGAGCATCCCTTGGAAGCAAC